AAAGTTCTGTTTCCATATCTTTCTACCTCAGCTTCGTAAACCTCAGGTAGGTATTGTTGTGCGAAATTTCCGCCAGCTGCATCAGTAAAGCTTAAATAGTTTGACTGAAGAGCTTGTTGAGTTAACGAAGGTAATATACTTCCGTAAATTGGTGCAATTGCTCCCATAATTAAAATTTGTTTTTTAGTTAAAGTTTTTTGTTTTGATTTTTAGTTTTGAAGAATCAAGACCTGAAACAGCTTTAACTTTATAACCAGAAACATAAACATCACTTGGAGCCGTAGCTCTAGGTTCGTTACTAATGTTTTTAGTTCTTGCAGCAACATCTTTTATAGCATCAGATTTACCCTGATCATAAAAATGCTGTGCAATAGTATCCGCGTTTTCAGCAGCATAAATAGCTTTGTGATAACCACTAACATCTTTAATGCTACCATCGGTAGATAAGAACTTCTTAATCGTGTTGGTAATATTAGATTGTTTTTCTGCAACGTCATTTGGATTTTTAACTCCATATCTAAATTTCTTATCTCCTACTTTGAAATCAAAACCTTTGAATTCATCAGAAAAATAATCTTTAGTTTCAGATCTAAAATCTTCATGTTGTTGAGAAGCTATGTCTTGCTCTTCGTTATAGCGATTGAAAAAGTCCATTGCTTTTTGTTGGTCTTGAGTAACTCCGGGTCTCAACTTGATCTCCTCGTAATACTTACTTTTTAAACCATCTAAATGCTTGCGGGCTTTTGCAACCTCTTCTTTATAGGCGAGTTTAGTTTTTCTAACCACTCGCTCTTCATCAATCTCTTCATCAAAAGAAAAATTGTCTTCTATTAAAAAATCAATTTCTTCTGAATCAAGATGAGATTTCGTTTGTTTATAATACTCTTTTAATAAAGTATCATTATCTACATTAGAGTAATCAGCATTTAATCTAACATAATCTTCTAATGTACCACCTGTTTCTTTCATAAAGTCTACGACTTTTTCGATGTTTTCTGGTAGCGAAGCAACTTCTCTTGCTTCTTCAGGAGTAGGTGGAGCTATTTTTTTCTCCATTTTTTCTCCTATTTCAACAACTTCTTCTTCCTCTACCTTTTTATCTTCAACAGGTTCTTCAATTATTTCTTCTATAATTGGTTTTACTTCTTCTTCGGTGGACCGTACGTCTTCAACCAATTCTTGGCTGTCTTTACTGTCTTGTTGTTTTTCGACAGAAGCATCGCCCACATTTGTCTCTTGTGTTTGAACGGCATCTTTTTCTTCTTTAATTTTAGATAAATCTATTTTAACAGGTTTATCTTGTTTAAATTTTTTAGGTGTAGTTTTTTTAATTTTAAACTCACCTTCTTGTTTAACTTGTTCTGACATAATATAATATAATAAAAATTAATAAAAAATTTAAGACACAAATTGTTCTATATCTATAGAGTTTTGATTTTGTTCAAAATCAGTAGGTAAAGAATCATTTTGTCTTTGACTAATCATTTGTGATTGTTGTGTAGCTTGTATCTTAGTTCGTTGATCTTTACGATCTTCTATTTCTTTTTCTTTTTGTTTGTTAATGTCAATATCCATTTTCTTTAATTTGACATCATATTCAAACTCTTGAGCCATAAGCTCTCTTTTAATTTCAGCCTCTGTTTGCATTCTTTGTATTTCAAATTGAGACTTAGCTTGTTCTATTTGACTTTGAGTATCTGCTAAAGCTTGTTGTTTTTCAACTTCTTGCATTGCAGCAGCTTCAGTAGCTTGTTGATTTGCTTGAGATGAGACTCAATTACTTGTTGTTGTTGAGCTTGATCTTGTTCTTGTTTCTGAACTCTTTTATATTTTAATACTTGATTTGCTAATGTTAAGTTTTTTATTTCTCTAATATCAATAGCATCTTCAAGATATATTTGATTTTGTTGTAGAGCCATTTGTATGTTTTGCTCTAACACTGCTTTTTCTTCTTCTTCAGGTTCTAAATCTAAATAAATACCAAAATCATATAAATGTAATTTTTGTATTTCTTCTAAAGTTGCCACATTAAATTTACCTATTGTTCCTAGTAAAGAAGCATTAGTTAAATCAAACTGTAACATATCAGCAACTCTAAGTGATATATTTTCACAAGTTCTTAGCGTTAAATATAAACTAGATTTTAATATATGTTTAGTTGCTGTGTTTGAAGCATTAGCAGCCATTTTTTGTAAACCTACTAATGAATCTCTTTCTGGTAAACTACCATCCCTAGCTTCGTTAAGCCCGGTTACATCTCTAATCATTTGTAAATAATACTGATAAGTATTAATTAATGATTGTATTTTACCATTAGCACTTGATGTTTGTAATTCTTGTATAGGTACTTTACCTCTATTAGGATCACCATCTTGTGTTAAACTTCTACCAACTATACTACCAGTTTGGAAATACATGTTTAAAGCTTCCTGTGGATTGTAATTAGTACCATTACCTAAATCAACCTCTGCTAAACCATCAACATCTACAAATACACCATCTGGAACCATTCTAGCAATTACTTGTTGTAATTTAAGTGATGTAAGTTGTATCATATCAGCAAAACCAGTTATACGACCTACAAGTGAATCTATACGACCTTGATACATATGAGGTGCTACAATGTTGTAGTTCATGTTTACTTTAGTTAAATCACTTTCTGGTCTTGTCATATTTTCTGACAACTTCCAGTCTAACATTAATTCTAATCCCATTACTTTTGCTCCCGTAAATAAAACCTCTATACTTCTTGAAACTCTATCAAAATTATCATTAGGTGGAGGATTAAACGTATCAGGTTTTTCTAATACTTTTTCCAAACCTTGTTCTGTATATTTTACTTTAAATACTTGATCTATATATGTTTTATATTCAAAGTATAAAACCTGTATTTCATCATTGTCAGAATTTGGTCCTCTTAAATAACCTTGTCTTCCTGGATATTTAGCTATACGAGATAATTGCTCATCAGTTAAATCAGGAAATTGTTTTTTAAGTTCAGGTAGTGTAATAGATTTTACTTCACCTACATAGTATAAATTTTGAAAATTGGGATCGTTAGTATATGAATATACTAAATTAGCTGGATTAACATATTTTATAACTACTCCTTCAGATTTATTAAAACTAGTTTTACATGCTCCAATACCTATTGTAACTATATCTTCTACTAGTCTTTTGTTTATTAAATCATATTTATTAAAGTCAAGCACACTATTTATAACTTCTTCTTCAGCTATTTCTACAGACTGTTTATAGCTTAATTGCATATGAACCTCTAACTCTTCTTTATTTTTAGGAAGATTATCTGGATCTAATGAATGATATAAGTTAACTCCTATATTTTGTTTAATACTATCAAGCAATGGTTTTGCCATTGTGTCTCTCATTATAGTATTAGCATATGATGTTCTTTGTTTTTGTGAATATGGATCTTGAGCAAAAGCTTTTATTTCATATTCTTTTGATGCTATACCGTTAACAACTATATCTACAAACTTAGGTATAATAGGTACAGGTTTCCAGTCTAAATTTAAATAAGACAAATCACCATTAATAGATAATTCATCTTTATATTTTTGTATTGGTTGCTCTGCTCTTGCGTATAATCTAAGTCTATTAAAATTTTGATAACCAGTCATCCATCGGCTACTGTTTATTCTACCACCTCTAAACCATTCATTTTCAATAGCTTGAGCTACTTGCAAACCGTATTCCCAACTTCGCTTTTCCGCCTCAGGTACCACCTGACTAGGGAAAGAACTATTACTAGTTGTTTTAATCATCTAATTAATTATTTTTGAATTAATACCTTTGTTGTCATATTTAGAAAAATTTAAATTAATTTTTTCTTTTTTAATTTCAGCAACCGGTCTATATTTATTTTTATTACAAGCCATAATGGCTAAACCAGAACTAATTGATGCATCATGTTTTGTTCTGTTATTTATATCAAATGCCGCCCAGTCTTCTAATGTTTTTTGAAAATACATTGTGCCATATTGTTCATTATTGTAACCTACAAAATTTTCAATATAAGCTTCAACCGCAGCAGCGTGAGCTTGTTTTACATCTTCACTTGAATTAGGTATACCACCTATTTCTTTTTCAGCAACAGATAATTTATACATAGTTTTATCTGGTCTATTCATAGAGTATGCTCTATATCCTCTACGTTTTAAATAATACAATAATCTTGGTTTATTATTTTCAGCAAGAAGTGGCATACCATAAAAATGTAAAGCCATAAGAACATCTTCAAAAAATATTTCTGCAGTTGGCGGTCTAGATATATATTCTAAAAAAAATAAATTAGCAGGAGCATTATCCATTGTAAATTTAGTTAAACCATGTAAAGATCCTTTTGATCCTCTACCATCTACTGTTCCTGATATATCATAACTATCACACCCAAAAGCACCTATATGCTCATTAGCAGGATATTTTATACCATTTTTTACTATAAATCTATTTTGTTGTTCTATATCAGGTACCCAAGTTATAAAAAACCTACCTGTTTTACTTGGCACAAACATTACACTTACTATCTTTTATACCACCTGCCCACTGAAAATTACCTTGTGTAACAACGTTTGAATTTTTTAAATCTTCATTATAATCTATTTGTTCATAGATTTTAGTTAAATTAAATAAAGATTGTTTTGTTTCATCTCTGAACGCGTGTTTTTCCGTACGAGGAAACTGTCTATATAATTCATTAAGTGCATCAGGATCATCCTTAAGACCATCTACTTCGTTCTCCCAGTGTTCAATGACGCCAATTTCAATCTTTTGGCCATCGATGCCATCAACTGCGGATTTTGGAGTTTCAAAGACAGGGTATCCATGAGAATCAATGTATCCTTCGTAGTTCCATTCCATAGGTATAAACAAGCTATATAGTCCTGAGCTAGTCTGTCCATTGCGGTTTCTTTTGGTAACATTTGAGTCATCATATAATTTTTTATAATTTCTACCACCTTTATCAAGAGCATTACTCGTTGATCCCATCATACACTTACCAATTACTCTACTACTAACCTTAACGTTGTTTTTGTAACCCCCAGTTATTAAGGTGTTTTCCGGCTTT